GTTCATAATATTAAGAGAGGTGAGGTGACTCGTACTCTCGGACAGGCTCCGGCCATTTGGGAATTGATTGAAAGGTGTCCAAACTCTCGCTCCAGAGATATGTGCAGAAGGATCTATCTAAGAACTATTGATAGACTCTGTCCTCATCTGGGTGCGTTTGTGCCTAATTTCTTTCTCCATAAGGATCTTGGAGGGATTGGTATTGTACCACCTTCCGGCTGGAAATTCGGGATTAGTAAGCTACAGCGTAAAGCTGCTACTTATTTTCTTCGTAATCGAGCTGTCCGTGCTATTAAAGAGAAGATCATGGAACTGCCTAAAGCGGTTTCCCGAGCACTTGAGAAGTTGAATAAGCTTCGTCCTCCCACTTTTGATTTCGTTCTTAAAGGGAGACCTGTCGAGGGTCCTCTTCGCGAAAATCAGGAAGATGTTCTCGATTATTTGGAACGTCTCCTTCCACGTTGTCTTCAGTCCACTGCCTATGTCACAGGGCCTGGAAAGAGTCTTGATTATGCACTCTTCCATGATTACCGAAAGGCTCTAAATTGGCATGAACCTTCCTGTCGTACAAAAAAACTCCTTAGCTATGTTCCTGCCAGGGAGATCTGTCAAGTTTACGCTTGTCCCTATGAATCGAAGAACTGTACGTACCTTGAATTCGGTGAACTAATTGTTCCTCTACCTGACGTTGAATCTGACTCTGATTCGATGCCCGATCTGGTAGATGATGGAGACTCTTATTGTTCCTACTGTTGCTTGTGGTCTCACTGCAGGCACTGTGGAACTGGCGACCGTCATCCTTGTGATGATTGTCGTTGAGTCTGATGAACAGAAAAGACCCCTATACGCGAGGCTTGCTATAGGTCTGTTCACACCATATGAGTGTATTGCCCTGAACACGGCGTTAAACTGTCCATGGGGTTGTTAGATTTAGTACCCAAAACGGTGCGTTTTGGTAATGAAGTTACCAAGTCTGGTATACTGTCGCTGCAAGAGGCTTAACCTAGGTTTTGCATTCAAGTTTGAATTAACTCGGAGGTGGACAGCAGACCGCTTAATAGTTCCGTACTAAGGTCCTTGTGATCGGAATGTCGACAGACTACACGGGTACCCGTATGTCGGTTCTAACAATGTATAGTCGCTCTCTGGAGAGAGAGGGATCCCATACTAAACACTCATGAATACCTTGAAAGGTAAGACTCCCTCTTCAGTCTCAAAATCGAAGGGGAAAAAGAACGTGAATCAGAAGAAAAAGTCTTCCAATTCAAAATTGCGCGGTGATTTGAAATCCGCGCCTGTCATCCAGTCCCGAACTGTTCGAACTGGCCGACCTTATGTATCTTCGTCAGATTCCTCTGGCGATGGCCGTGTGTTCATCCGGCATCGCGAATATGTTTCTGATGTTTTCGGTTCCGTGGACTTCGCGGTCCAAGGTTTTCCGATTAATCCAGGGATCCCTTCTCTGTTTCCTTGGCTTTCTACCATTGCCAACCGGTATGAGTCGTACCTATTCCGTAAGCTTCGTTTTGAATATGAAACCTCGGCTTCCAGTATGACTCCTGGGTCTGTGATGTTGGCTGTTGATTTTGACGCCGCCGACTCCGCTCCCTCTTCCAAGCAGCAGCTTATGTCTTATCATAATGCTGTACGATCTGGTGCTTGGGAAGAGTGTTGCTACCGTTCCGATGGCCCTGACTTGAAAAAGTTCGGTGTCCAAAGGTATTGCCGTAGCAGCCCTCCCGGTCCGAATCTCGATATCAAGACTTACGATGTCGGGAATCTCTTTTTGGCGACTAAAGGTGAAAGTGATACATCTGTGATCGGTGAACTCTATGTCGATTATGACGTTGAGCTCATGACTCCTCAAATTGCTGAAGCTCCTGGTCTGTCTATGGAACACATTGAGTGCTCTCCTGTGACGATTGACCAACCTTTGGCGAATCCAATCTATTCAGGCTCTTCTTATGCCGTTGTTCGTGGCGTAAGTACTCTTGATTTTGGCGTTACTAGTGGGACGTTTCTTATCTCTCTTTTTGAGACTGGAACTGTCTTCAATGGAAATAACGTTGACGCTACCGTTACCGGCGGCGCCACTTTGACGCAAATTGGATATACTGGTGCCGTCTCTCCTGACGGTCTCCATGGTTTGTGGGAATTTGAGTTGCAATGTGTTGGTGCTCCTACCACACTTGCTTTTGATTTCGTTACTCCGTTCTGTGCGAATACGATTACCTCGTCTTCTATCAGAATTGTGTCTTACTAAAGATCACCGGAGTCCCTTGGATGGACTTTAAAGATCCTCGCACGGAGTGTCTCAGGCTGACACTATAATTGGAGCCTACCGCGCATATCTCAGTTGCCTTTTGCGACTTGAGGGGTGGGATAGAATCCCACTGGGGAACACCTGGCTATGCAGTAACGACGATGATGAAGGGTTCTTATCCTGATGTTCGTCTAGCCTGTGTGGAGAGTGTTCTATTGTGATTAGAGCGTAGTACCATTTAGGTCCCTGTACCTAGATTGTCCCGACAAACGTATAG